TTAAGTTTGTTTGTATTAGGTTTTTTATTGGGTTTTTATATATCAAAATTAATTTAAAAAAAAGCTTGACTTTTAAAATAAGCATGTTAATATGGTTGTAAGTTAAATAAATAGAGGGCATATTATATGTATGACGATTACGGCAAAACGTATGAAGATGGAGTTGCCACGCTACAGTTTCAACAGTGGTTCAACGAAACTTTTTATCCAGATAAACAAATGTTTAACAGGAAAGATTTTAAGCACATGATAAATGTGTTCCAACAAGTAATTATAAACTTGTCATTAGCTAAAGGTCGTGCAGTAACTAGGCAAGAAGCGAGTGATTATATAACAAAATGAAGGAAAGTAGTACATGACAAACATTTTTGAAAAAGAAAAAACAGTCACCATGACCAAGCATTGGTTCGGCAAGACTGAAGAGATTCAAGTTACAAGGAATGAATATATTGATACTTGGACAACTGCAGTAGCAGAAAAAGGTTACAGCAGAATAGTAGATTATTCTAACTATGACATAAGAGATGCACAACTCAAAAAGATTGAAGAGTTTACAGATTTTATGGGTAAGCTTGCAGGTGAGCAATGGGATAGAGATTATAAATTAGATAATGAGGAAGTTTAAACATGGAAATAGATAATGTGGATAAATATAAAAATATTACTATCTATGGTAATCTTCATGAAGCTGATAGCTTTATTGTAGGTGACGAAGAGCAAGAACATATTATAGATAACTGGAATCATGACGAAGATAGAATCTTTTTAACATGGGAAGAAGCGATAGATTACATGTTAGAAAAATATAATTTTAATGGTGACATACAGCAAATAGAGGTAGATTAATATGTTATACCAACATTACATAAACAACGCTGAGGTAGACAGGCGGGTGATGTTTGGTGGTGAGAACGTGACACTTGGAAAAATATTAAAAGATAATCAAGAATATTTTAACAAGCTTCCATCAAGTTTATTATCAGTAGGCAGTGATGCCAAGACTGTGAAGAGTGAAAAGATAGAGATCAAGACAGGCATTATGTATCTGGCTCAAGCGGACATGCTGACAAAGAAAACGCTGTGTGCTTTTGCAGAATTAGCAGGGTGTAAGAATGATTGCTTGATTCATGCGGGTAGATTAGGCATGAAACACGCGACAAGGGCTATTATAAGAAGGACATTGCTCTATCTTTATCAACGAGAAATGTTTGATAGTATGTTAAAGAATGAGATTATGAAGCTGTCTTTTGAACATGGGGAAAAACTAGCCATACGATTAAATGGTACGAGTGATATAGATTTTGAATATATTATAAAAGAATTTAAGAACGTGCAGTTCTATGATTATACCAAGATACTGCCGAGAGTAAGCAATAACAAGTTGAAGAATTATGACTTGACATATAGCTTCTCACCATACAGTAAGAAGTCTTTACAGCATGGAAGGGAAGCGGTCAAGAAGAAATTCAAGATTGCGGTTGCCTTTAATACCAAGAATAGTAAGGGCGATACGCTCAAGATTCCAGATAAATTATTTGGAAGAAAGATTGTAAGCTTTGATGACACTGACGCTCGCTTCCTTGATAAAGAAAGTAGTGTTGGGTACTTGACAAGGAAGGGAAGTAGTGTTAAGGTAAGACAAGCTGAGAACAAAATAAAAGATAGCTTCTTTATAACTGAGGCTAACTTAAAAGAGTTACAGGTTTAAGTACAGTACCTATTATAAAACTGTACGTGTAAACAAAAGAGGGTTACATTATGTTAAGATTATTTAGAGACAGCCAAAGCTATGACAAGAAGTTCTACCACATTAATTTATTTGGGTGGAAGTTTAGAGTTGCGACAAACACTAGAGGCTTTAACAAGTTTGGTACGTATCGAACAGGTCGAGGTCGAGTGCTTAACTTGGGTAGACAGTACATGTGCTTTATACCTAAGTCGTAACATAGAAGTCTGACCAACAATGTAATGTAGAGTTGTTGGTGTGACTATAAAAGCGCATCTACTGCAGGAGACAGACTGGATAAACCACGAGATAGTCAAGCAGAGCTGTCAGAGGAGTTGGTAGTCATCTTCATGACTAAAAAACTACCACATTTTTTAACAATAAAGAGGAAAGTAAAATGGCTACACAGATAAGAAAGTTTGAACAAGAAGCAATCGTTGATACTATTGCTGATAAGATAGAGACAGAGTTAAAGAGTAAGAGACAAGAGATGATTAAAGATGATAGAGACTACGAGTCTATGTTATCAGATTCAAATCAGATGAAAGCTTTGAGTAAAGATATTGATGATCTAACAGAGAAAAGAAACTTACTGTATGGTAGTATCTATGAACGTGTCCAAGAATGGAACGCTAGTAACAGTTCTTATGCACTAGATATAAACAGGTATCAAGGAGTCTTAAGTTTAAATCCAAAGCTTAACTCTTATCATTTAAAAGAAAAGATAGGTAACAAGGTTGCGATAGCACTCTTGCCTAAAGATGCAATAGAGAACATGGATACTATTATATCCAACATAACTAAGGAGTTTGTATGAAGTTTAGAGATGCGATAGCGATAGTAGCACCAAATAAACTGGCATGGTATGATGCTCAAGATAAAGATACTAAGTTTCAAGATGAAGCTAATGATTTATTAGAAGAAATGCCTAGAGCAGGATCACCTGAAGACAGAGGTAGTGCTGATCGTTACTATTATAGAAGGTACAGTCCTCATTACTATGAGTATCCTTTTGGCAAAGGTGAGTCACCTCGTATTGAAGAAGATCGCATGACACCTGAACAGATTGCCTTGTATAAAAAAGGTTGGGATAACGAAGACGAACGTAAAGAATTTGACTATGAAGAATTTATAATAGAGGATGAGGAAGAGGAGTATGAATGAAGAAGAGCTATACTTAAACACCTTGATAGCAGAGGCTGAGTTACAAATGACAATAGGGTATACTGCATTTGGAATGTGTCTTATGCTTGTTGTTTCTTTATGGATATACTGGAGAGTAAGATGAATATATTTTATTTTTATGATAGCCCTATACAATCGGCAGAAGCACAGCCAGATAAGATGCTAGTGAAAATGCCCTTAGAAACTGCACAGATGCTCTGTACTGCACACAGAGAGTTAGATGGAGATGAATATGCAGATAGTGTAGGACTTTACAAACGAGCATACTGGAATCATCCGTGTACGATATGGGCTAGAGAATGTAATGAAAATTACTCATGGTTATATGCTCATTTTTTAGCACTAGGAATGGAGTACACTTACAGATATGGTAAGGAACATGCAAGTATTATTAAGTTGGCTAAACCTTTAATGCAATTCCCTAAAAATATAAAAAGTGGTCAGATGACAACAGTTGCACAAGCTATGCCAGATGAATACAAGAATGATAACCCCATCAAAGCGTACAGAGATTATTGTATTAACGAAAAGCATTACGCTAAGTGGGAGAAAGGTAGAGACAAACCTAAGTGGTGGGTGAAGGTGAAGGAAGAGCTTGATGAAGCGCAAGCAATAGATGATTATTATATGTCAATAGCGGAGGTGTTATAATGGTAACAAGAGTATACAACAGTAAATGGAGAAGTAAACACGACAAAAAATTCCACACCTTTAGATGTAAATGTAAATGCTGTGAACGCAGACTAGAGGATGAAAGGTATCTACCTATAATAGAAGTAAAAGGAAGAGATTCTTTCAATATAGAGGTAGGTATAAACGGAGATAGGTATGAAGATTGGATAAGTTTAGATACCCACGAGGGAACTATTATACTTCAGGGAGTACATGTACTTGAACTATGGGAAACATTATTAAGATATTCTTCTAGAAAAATGAGAAACTGTTTCCAACACTTACTTACTTTAACAAGTCATGTAAAAGGAGAGAAACTTTTTGAACCTTTTAAACGTTCTCACTATAATATAGAATGGGAAAAAAGTAATAGAAAACATTACAAAAAATGGAACAAGATTTGGGAAGCAAAAAGAACTATGCATTTATCTATTGAGGAACAAGAAAAATTTGAGGAAGAAACATGAGCTATGATAAACATGGTAGAGGAATGGTAGCTGTTAATCTCGTACATAACTATCTAATAAAGAAAGGTTATCAAGTCTTTAACGAAGACCAAAGTCAAGGTATAATTGATATGGTTGCTATTAACGAAGAAGGTGATATACTATTGATAGATGTTAAAGCATTGGCAAGAAGAACTGATGGAACTAAGATCAACAGAATATTAAGATTAAATCAAAAGAAACTTGAACAAGTCTTAGGTATTAAGATACAGTTAATATATGCTGATGTTGATACAGGCGAGATAGAGTTTAATAGGAGATAGAACATGAAGAAACCTAAAGGCAAGACAGTCATGGTTAGATACCCAGAAGATGATACCACTTGGCACAAAGCTAAAGTTGGTACGCTACTGAGCATACAGTTTACTGCTGACTATGAGGTAGATGGTAAAGAAACACATGGGTTTTTCTTTTATAAAGATTATAAATTAACTTGGAGATAGAGATGAAAGTAGGACAAAAGATAGATGGTAGAACACTAGACAGTATAACTATGGACAGCAGCACAAGAGATATGGTTTTTTGGTTTGATACAGATAAGATAGTAGTCAGACACAACGAGTCCATTGATAAAGTTTTAAATCATAAATGGGAGACACAAGATGCAGGATAGATACGAAACACTCTTGCAAATTGAACAGGTATTAAGTAAGCTAGAACGAACTGTACCTGCAGGGTTACGTAAAGAGATAGGTATTTCAAAAGCGTTAGACAACGTAGGTAAGTTAATAGATAACGAAACTGAAAAGAAACATGAAGAGCTAGAGAAAGAATACGCAATGATGCAACAAGCAATAGAGGAAATGAAATGAACGAAGACATATTGAATCAAATAGTAGATGATTATTATTCCGATTGTCCTTGTGTAGATACTAACCAAGAGAGTATCGAAACTTACGGCAACGATGATAGTATAGAATCAAACAAAGATAAAAATAGATTTGACTTCTGGTCAGAACTGTGATATAATCTTATAACTATTATAGATATGAACACTAATTATTATTAATTATTTTATTATTTTTATAATACTTTATAAAGTTATTGACATTGAGGGTGTGTTAGTGTATAATATACAATTCAAATCACGAACAAGATATGTAGCCCTCATGTATCACCTTCCTTTTTATCTTGTTTGTTCGCTGATTAAGCGAGTAAGTTTCTGGTCTTACGATAATATAAAACCAGATCTAATTTTTATAGCAACGAAAGAGGTAAAATAAAAATGATGTACGCAACAGGAAAAGCAATGTGGGCTAACGTGTCTGTACCTAACACACGTTTTGAACCACATAAATACATGGTCACTATCTTGACTGACGAAGACACAGCAGCTGACTTAGAAGCAGCAGGTCTTAAACAGTCTACCGATAGAGCAGGCAACGCTAAGTATGATGAGCCTGCGTTCATGTTCAGTAAGACTGCGATACGTAAGAAAGATGGTGTCGCCAACAAAGCTCCAAAGCTAATTGATGCTGATGGTAATCCTTTAGATTGTTTGATTGGTAATGGTTCTAACATTACTGTAAAGGTTAGACCATACAGTACAGCTTATGGTACGTTTGGAGAGTTAGTCGCTGTTAAGGTTAACGAGCTTGTTGACTATGAAGATGGCGGTGACTTGGATAACGAGGAGTTTTAAGATGGTTGATGAACAGAAACCTTTTATTACTATTGATGATGTGCAGATTTCAGTAGAGGATTTACCTGAAGAAGCACAAGGTATCTTTGGTAGGATACAAAGATTGAATCAGAAGAAAGCAACTCTTACGTTAGACATGGAGGAGATAGACGCAAGCCTTAACTTTTTTTCAGGTAGGATAATTAGTATTGTTAATGAAGATGCTAAACCAACAGGAGAAGCTGATGAAGAATTGGTAGAAGGAGAAGACGCAGTAAAATCTAATAACTAAACTTGACGAGAGGTAACACGACAACAGTATAAGAGATAGGTTGGTGACTTATCCACCTCTCTTTTTTTAAAAAGGAGCAAAGCATGAGGGCAGAGTTTGACAATAAAGAATGGGATTTGGTACACCAACCTTGTCCTTTGTGTGACAGCAGTGATGCTGTTGGTATCAATAAAGACAGATCAGCAAAATGTTTTAGCTGTGATGAGTTCATGCCTAACTATGATGATGCAAGCAAAGGAAAAGATATGGAAGTAAATAAAATTAAACCACTTGTTCAGCAACAACAACAACAAGTAAATGATATAGCAGGTACTTATTCTGCGCTGACAGATAGAAAGATAAAGTTAGAGACTGCAAAAAAATATGGTGTGAAAGCACAACACGATTTACAAGGCAGAGTAACTAAGCATTTCTATCCTTACTACAACGGACATGAGCTATCAGCAACCAAATGTCGTAACGTAAATGATAAAGGTTTCTTTCTACAAGGAACGTATAGTGACACAGGTTTATTCGGACAGCAGTTATTTAAAAGCGGTAAGTATATAACGATTACCGAAGGCGAATGTGACGCAATGGCAGCTTACGAATTACTAGGCAGTAAGTGGGCTGTAGTTTCTATTAAGCGCGGTGCGGCAGGTGCAGTACGAGATATAAAAGAAAGCCTTGAGTTCTTTGATGACTTTGAAAACATTATCATTGCATTTGATAATGACAAAGCAGGTAAAGAAGCAAGCACTAAAGTAGCTAGATTGTTTAAGCCTAGCAAGGCTCGTATTATGACGTTGCCTACAGGGTGTAAAGATCCTAACGATATGCTACGGCAGAACAAACACAAGCAGTTTACTGAAGCTTGGTGGTCTGCTAAAACGTACACTCCATCTGGAGTTATCAATGTCTCTGAACAACGTGAGAAGTTTCACAACAGAGAAAAGAAAGAGAGCGTACCTTACCCATACGAAGGTCTTAACAAGAAGCTGTATGGCATGAGACAAGGTGAGCTTGTTACTCTTACAGGTGGTACAGGTCTTGGTAAGTCTAGTGTTACGAGAGAGATAGAACATTGGCTAATTAACCAGACTAAAGATAACGTAGGTATCATTGCACTTGAAGAAGACTGGCGCAGAACTATTGATGGTATCTTATCTATCGAAGCTAACGCTAGGTTATATATAGATCAGGTACGAGAAAGATATTCTAAAGAAGAATTAGATAAGCTCTTTGATATTCTATATGATGGACAGAATAAGAATAGAGTATGGGTGCATGCTCATTTTGGAGCTAACGAGCTAGACGAAATCTTTTCTAAGATAAGGTTTATGATCATAGGTTGTGGCTGTAAATGGGTAGTAGTAGATCACTTGCACATGCTTGTCAGCGCATCTACTGAAGGAGATGAAAGACGTACCATTGATTCTATTATGACTAAGCTTAGATCTATAGTAGAAGAAACAGGTGCAGGTCTTATTCTTGTATCACACTTGCGCAGAATTGATGGTAACAAAGGACATGAGAACGGTATCGAAGTAAACCTATCTCACCTTAGAGGTAGTCAAAGTATTGCACAGCTTAGTGATTGTGTATTAGCTCTTGAACGTAACCAACAGTCAGACGATCATCAAGAGTCACAGACAACTAAGGTTCGTGTATTAAAGTCTAGGTACACAGGTGATGTTGGTATGGCTTGTCATTTATTATATGATAACGAAACAGGTAGACTTAAAGAAGTATCTAACGAAGACTTAGAAGTAGAAAACAACGAAGGATTTTAATATGGATTTAGTATTTGATATAGAAACAGACGATCTTAAAGCAACAAAGATACATTGTATAGTGTGTCAAGATCCTAACTCAGGAGAGATTTTTAAGTTTAAACCTAATCAGATTGATGAGGGTGTTAAATTTTTAAGTACTGCTGATAGATTAATAGGACACAATATTGTTGGCTTTGATATTCCTGTAGTTAAAAAATTAACAGGTACTGATCTGTCTCATATCGAAGCATTAGATACCTTAGTGTTGTCACGACTTCTCAATCCTATCCGAGCAGGTGGTCATAGTCTTGAAGCTTGGGGATACAAGTTAGAATATCCTAAGATTTCTTTTGAAGAGTACAAAAATTATTCTGCAGAAATGTTGAAGTATTGTGTCAGAGATGTGCAATTAAATACTCTAGTATTCAAGAGCTTACGTTTAGAATCTAAACAGTTTTCTAAGGAAAGTGTATTACTAGAACATGGTGTTGCAAAGATAATGAAGGAGCAAGAAGAGAACGGTTTTAAGTTTGATAGTTACTCTGCTGAGATATTGCTCGCTAATCTGAGAGAAAGAAAACAAAAGATAGAAGATGAAGTACACAATACATTTAAACCTAAATGGGTAGATGATAAAGTAGTTACACCTTATGTTAAGAAGGATGGTCAGTTATCCAAACGTGGATTGTCTGATGAAGAGTACGATAACTGTTTGTGGTTTGGTAACACAGATCCTTTCATGCGTAGAAAGTTAGTTGACTTTAATCTTGGAAGTCGTAAACAGATTGGAGAATACTTGATTGACTTTGGTTGGAAGCCAGAAAGATTTACACCTACTGGTCAGCCTATTGTAGATGAAAAAACTTTATCAGAAGTTACACACATACACGAAGCTAGTCTCATTGCAGAGTTTCTTTTGTTACAGAAACGTATAGCACAGGTTGATTCATGGGTGAAAGCAGTTGAAGAAGATGGTAGAATACATGGCTTTGTTATACCTAACGGTGCTATCACAGGTCGCATGACACATCGTAGTCCAAACACAGCGCAGATTCCTAGCTTACGTCAGCCTTATGGCAAGGAGTGTCGTGCATGTTGGACAGTAGACGAAGGTAATGTCTTACTAGGTATTGATGCGTCAGGTTTAGAACTAAGAATGTTATCTCACTATATGAAAGACGAGGAGTTTACAAATGAAATACTTAACGGAGACATACATACCGCTAATCAAAAGCTTGCAGGACTTAAATCAAGAGATCAGGCAAAGACATTCATCTATGCGCTTATGTACGGAGCAGGAGATGAGAAGCTTGGAAGCGTGGTTGGTGGAAATAAATCAACTGGTAGAAAGTCTAGACAACTGTTCTTTGATAATAAACCATCATTTAAAACTCTTAGAGATAGAGTTACGAGAGCAGCAGCAAGAGGCTTCGTCAAAGGATTAGATGGTAGAAAATTATTTATACGTAACGCACACTCAGCTTTAAATACTTTATTACAAGGAGCAGGTGCGATAGTTATGAAGCAAGCACTTGTTATATTTGACAAGCATTTACGTGAAGCAAACCTAAAGTATAAGTTTGTTGCTAACATCCATGACGAGTGGCAAATGGAAGTACCTAAACAAACAGCAGAACTAATAGGTGCGATGGGTGTTAGATCTATTATAGAAGCAGGACAAGTTTTTAATATGAACTGTCCTTTAGATGGTGAATATCAATATGGAGGGAACTGGAGTGAAACACACTAACTCAACACTAAATTTTAAAAAAGATTTAAAACGTGGTAGAATTATAGAAGAAAAAATACTTGCTACATGTAGAAAAAAATATCCTTGTTCTGTTTTAATAGAAGGTAAGTTTAAAGATTATGATTTATTCGTTCCTGAAACAAATAAAAAGTTAGAAATAAAAGGAGATTATAGAAGTTGTGAAACAGGTAATATCCTTATAGAGCTTATGATGTTTGGTAAACCTTCAGCGTTGCTAACAACTAAAGCAGACTATTGGGTTATCTTTACAGGAAAAGAAATATTATGGACTACACCAATAAAAATAGTTGAATGTATAACTATTAATAACATATCTTCACGAACCTTAACTGGTCAAGGAGATACTTCATCTAAGGTAGCTTGTTTAATACCTATAGAAAAGTTTAAAAAATATTGTTTTAAAATAGAGGAGCTGTTAAGTGAAACACACTAATAAAGATTGTAAGTTTTGTGGTGTTGAACTAGTATTAGGAACTAATTTTACCGATTACGCATATAAAACAAGTAATTATAATTGTAAAAAGTGTCATTTAAAATTACACAAAGAGTGGAGCAGCAAAACAAACTTAAAAAGAATGTATGTTAATGGTAAATATGTTTCTCAAAAACATCCATTATATAAAGCAGGAAGATATAAGACTTTTGAAGGTGCAGCTTTCTCATCTTTATCTGGCTATGAAAAATCTAGTGAAGGTTATGTATATGTTATAACTAATCCTTGTTGGAAAGGTTGGATTAAAGTTGGTATGGCTATTGATGCAGAGGATAGATGTAAACAGTATCAAA